ATCATCATAATCCATCTTATAGAAAATTGAATTTGGATTAAGTACAGTTTCCAATTCCCTAGTTTCTAAGTCAAAAACTCTAAAACCTTTTGGATCGGCATAATCTTGCCAAGTCATCTCATAAGGAGTCCCTATGTACTCGATATTCCCTCTCTTAGACGCGTGATGATAATGACCGGATAATACCCTTTCATAATTAGAAAACGCCTTAGCGGACAATCCATGCTCCGATAGGATACTACTTTGGTACATCTTAAAACCTTCTATTTCAAAATGCCCAACGCAAACAGTAGAAGTATCTTGTTTAATAAAATTTAAACATTCTTGATAATTTTCTTTACAAATCCATGGAATAATAGAAATTCCACTAAGAAGTTTAGTTGGTTCTTTTACAACAGTTACATTTTTAAATTGTGTTAAGAATAACCCAGAACTACTAATACTCAATGATTCTTTATAAAAGAGGTCGTGATTTCCCAATAGCGTAGTTAATTGTATATCCAATTTATCAAATCTAGAAAAGAAATATCTTTTTGCTTCATCAAGAGTATAATGGTTAGAATATTTACGTCTATCAAAAATATCACCTAATTGAATAACGTGTTTAACATTATTAGCAATTAAATAAGGAAAAAATACATCAGTATAGAATTTATCAAAAAATTCATGGAAGTGTTGACTATCCCCGCGACAACCAAAATGCGTATCACCTAAAAATACAATTTTACTCATTAATCCTCCAAGAAAGTTTCAATTCCTTTAGCTTTTTTCTTTTTCTTCGCTACAGGACTTTTAGTGCTTTTTTTGAATTCAGTATCTTCAAATTTTTGAATAAAATCATACATATTATCATAAACTTCAATTTGTTTAATTTGACCATCACCAAGTTCCAGTAACTCAGCTTCATCAAGAATACCGAAATTTTCTGTTGCTTTATATTTTATATACTGTTGTTTTTTTTCTTTTTGAATTCTACGAACAAAACACCACCAAAGAATCTGAGTAAAATAAGCAAAGGGATTTTTAGTTTTTGCTGAATCAAAATTTTCAAAATACATTAAACAGTTTTCAATCCCATCAGCAATCATTTCATCTTTATATGAATACCCAAAAAAATTAGGTCTACGAGCTAATCCCTCTGATAATTTAACAAAACATTCTCCAATATAATTTGGAATTCTAGGTTTAATTTTCCCTTCAGCTTTAGCAAGAGCGCAATCAGCTTTATATTTCTCTAAAGCAGCGCAAAAATCAGCATTATTAATATATTCTCGCGTGACCTTTTTTCGTTTTACTTTAGCAACAACGGGTTTTTCTTCCGGAAGATCTTCTAATAAAGAAGGTATTTCTTCAGTAAAATCTGGGACGTCAGCAAAATCAAATTTTAATTCTTTCATAGCAATTACTCCATATAGTATAAGGTATTTAACATTATTATACTATAAAAAAGCTAAAATAGCAAGAATTATTTCTTCTGAATGGGGAATTTGATTGAATTTTCGTCAAGAACTATTTCTCGTTAAAATATAATAAGTTGAAAAAAAGTGCTTGACGAAATTAAATTTGTAGGTTACATTATACTCTAAGTGTTGTTTGGAACTTCGCTAAAGCTCGTTCCATAAACATTAAAGTCTCAAGATAGGATTACTGCGTAGCAGATCCTCGAAGAGGATTAAACTAGTGAATACTATATCCTTCTGGCGGAATATCTGTTTCAGCTATTATTGTTTCTTTAATTTGTTTAGCTAATGTTGATTCGGGATCTAGATATTCCAATATTGCATCAAGATAACGATATCCAAATTCAATAGATGAATAGGAAACAAATAAAATATGATCCATTGGAATAGGTGCTTCTTGAAGAGGAAATGCTTCTAAAGGCATCCAATCAACCATAATAATTTCTTCGGTTTCATTTTCAATATCAATGGTAGGATAAAACGTTTTTGGGTATTTTATTATTACAGTATTGGATTCTTTATCTTGATAATAAAATCCAATTAAGTCTTCACCAGTTTTTAATCTAACAATTTTAATTTCAAATTTTTCGGTCATAATGTTTCCATATCCACTTTAATAATTTTATAATCAAATTTTTCTTCATTGTAAATCTTGATTCTTTCTTGGAAATGTGTTAGAGTATAATTTTGATGCTTCTTATACCGTAAATCATCAGCAAGGTCATATAATACTGCTTCATCTTTATTTTCATTTAAACGTAAAACGCGACCAATAGCTTGGAGGTTTCTTATTCTAGATTTAGAAGGGCTAGCAAATATAATATTATGTAGGTTTTTAATATTAGTTCCAGTAGACACTGTTCCAACAGAACCTATTAAAATTACATTATGTTCAGTCTCCATTGCCTTTCTAATTTCTTCTCTTTCTTCAGCCTTAATATTACCATGAATATAATATATCTTTTTATTAACAGCATGTTTTGAATTTGAAATTAAGTCATATAGTACATCTCCATGTTTTTCAACATATTGATATAATAATAACGTATTCCCTTTTAATGATAATGATAGATTCTTAATAAATTTATTTCTACCAGCATTAGCAATTAAATATTCTAATTCTTGTTGATACTTTAAACCTTTAGATAATTTACACGTTTCCTCGGGATATTTTAGTACGATACATTTAATGCTTAGTTTCGTAACTTGTTTGTTATCCATTAATTGTTTGGTTGTAATAACTTTTCTAACTTGACCAAATAAACTTTCTAATTGCAATGAATGTATTTTTTGTCCATTTAGAGTTCCAGTAACCCCAACTCGATAATCGGCATTAATACATTTTTGTACAATACCAGTTAAACTATTTGCAGATGCTAAATGAGCTTCATCGCATAATACAAAATCAAATTGATCGAAATAAGTTCGACTTTTATGATTAAACAATGATTGCCACGTGCTAATGTATAGTTGTTTGTCGGCATTTTTATCTTGACCGGCAAATATCATATGAATATGTTTATTTACATCCCATCCATTATGGCTTGAATAATCAGCAAAATCTGATGTAAGCTGATGGCATAATGATGTGTTTGGAACCAACAGTAAACCTTTCTTTCTTTTATGTGCTAACAAATATCTAACAATAATATAAAGGATACAACTTTTACCTGAACTTGTCGGGGATAATAACATTAAACGTTTTTCATTAAGAAAATCGAGAACGCCTTTAAATTGATAATCTCTAACTTCAATTTTCTTTCCATTAGAATGAATATTTAATGTAGTAATAAATTTGTGCAGCTCAGTGTCCGTAACTGGGTCGTAGTTATCTTTATAATTGTGTTCTATAGTATAACCTCTATCTTTAGCGAATGCTTCTAATTGAGGGATTAAACCAATAAAAAACTCCATATCTCCATTTGGTAATATTTTTGCTAAACGAACTTTTCCATCCCAGAGTCTCGATTTAAAACTAGGCATAAATTTATATCCAGTAGCAAAGAAAGAAAAGTAATCGCTTAATTCTTGCGCAATCCCCTTATCGCATTTAAGGATAGCATAAGTTTCATTATGTTTTTCGATTTCAATTATCATTTTAATTTCCTGCTAGGAATCTTGTATATGTCATGTATTCTCTTAATTGCCAAGTTCTGTTACCGAGCTCTTTAATTATTGCCTCACAAACATATATACATTCCTCATAGTAGGCTTTCTTTTCAAGAATTTTTATTAAAAAATCGTCAGCTTCAAGATAAGTATCAATATTACCTTTGGTGCCGATCTTTAAGTCGAACTGATCCCATCCATACTCGTCCAAGGTTTCCTTTGCAAGATTTCCTAGGTAATACTCCCTACGAATTTTTTTCATCTTTGCATGGTCGAATTTTGCTTTCTGTGCAGCGAGTCTATGCTGAGAAAGAATCTCGACATATTTCGCATGCAAAAGAGGGGTATTTACTAATTCTTGGTGAGGTTTAGATTCGTCGATTTGACTATCTGATTTCCAATATTCTATAATTGTATCAAGTTTTATCATATTAAATTCTCAAATAAACACTATAAAAATATATATAGGGTCTAATTTTTTACCATATTCCATCAACTATTGTTGTTAAGTTATATCGTTTAAATCTAAATGTTGCTGTGGCTGTAATAATAGTAGATGAATTTAATCTAACATCTAATGGAATGCTTGAAAGATATACTGGAAACACATCAATAAATTGAACTCGCATCTTAGGTTTATCGTCTGCCGCTAGAGTTGTTAAAACTGCATCTGCATATTGTGGAGTATTAATAAACTCATATTGGCTATATTTAGAAAGTTTATCTAAATTTTCGTAATCCTGAAAAGATTCTGCCTGAGTATATCCTTTTATCCAATAATAAATATTAGCCCAAGATTTTAATTCTTCATCAACAAGAAATGTAACTTCTAGATCTTCATATTCCATTTTATCACCTGGAACACCCATATCCCTAAATGGAGATAATTGAACGGTACTTTGAGAGTTAACTCCTGGAATATTAACAGCTTGGCAAAAAAATTGCATTGCCGGTAATCTTGGTATAGAAAATAAAAATTTAGCAGACTGCAATAAATTGGTGTTACATATATTTGTATCGTTAAGTGCCATGTAAGTCCTTGTTTATATAGGTTTTACTATATTTATAAATTCTAAATACAAATAATGCTTTACTTTTTTTAATTAATGTAGTACAATATAAGTGTAATCTTTAAAATAGGGGGATAAATGGTAAAAATTGTAGTGTTGAAACCAGAAGAGGTAACGTCAAGACCTGATTTGGTTGGTAAATGGCTAGATGAAAGTCATTATAAAATATTAGTTGAAGAAGATTTGGATGTATATCTTCCTCCAGATTGCGCAGAGTTTGCTGCCGAAGAAAACTGCGATCATAATATGGAATGTAATTCTTGTACAAAAGGCTTGTCAGAAAAAAATATCGTATTTAAATTTCGTAAAAACTTTTTTACTAAAGAAGAAGCTGATGCTGCTTATGCAGGTTTACGAGATGCAGCTGTTGAAACTCAAAATAGAGGAATGGCTGGTGGTCCAAGAACTGCTACATGCGCAGGAAGAGAATGGGTTACTGATGAACAATTTGATTTATTAGAATTCTTTGCACATAAAAATTCGACTTCAGTATTTGGCGGATATACGCCAAAGGCAGATGTTGATTTAATACGAGCTAAGTATAAAAATCTTAAATCTGATGATAGTCGTGGTGTCGTCTGGTTGACTGAGCAAATCAGAGCCGAACAATTTGTATTTAATGATTTTATTGATAAATTATGCACCTTAACTATTGATGAAGCAAAAGCTGAAGCTCAACGAGTATTAGATAAATTGATTAGTAAAACGACTTATGCTAATGTCGTAAATTCTGGTATTGCTGGGTGGTATGATAGATATCCTAGGATCCCTTTTGGTAGACCAACTACATATACGAGAGATAACCTAGAAAAGTTTGCTAAATCATATCCATTCTTA